TTTCTGCGTATTCAGGAACCCATTGCTCTGCAGCAACCCACACAGTTGTGTGTTCTGGGTTTAACTTCTGATTAGCAGCAATTGTTTTTAATGCTACTGCGGTTTTTCCGTGTGAGGATTCTCCGATGAGTTCATTCCATTGGTTTCCTGGAAATCCTCCTCCAAGTACGTAGTCAAGAGTTGTCGACCCCGACGTAATCCTAGGAATAAGGTCAGCCCGAATATCAGAACCAACCACAACCACGTTCTCCCCAAACCTTTTATTGAGGAGTGCTGCAACTTTCTTTGCTTCGTCATTTATCATCCGTCAATTCTTCCTATGATGCCTTGTGGGTTCCAGCTACTTGATGTGTCATTTCCTAATGCACCTTTGGCATTACCCTCAACCTTAGCACCAGTTAGTGCTCCATAACGAGAACCTGATTGATTGATTGGGTAACCGCAATCGTAACAACGTGGTGCAGCATTTTGAACAGCCATGTAGTTGTTACCACCACATTCTGGACAAGATTGTGTTTGATTTGCACTGCCAATTCTTAGTGAAGGTTGTTGCGGTTGTGGTGCTTGATAAGGAGTCATTGGTTGTTGCGATGGAGGCATGGGGGGACTTACATCTCTACGTGCCTGTGTTTGAGCAGGTTGTTGTAACTTCTTTGCCCACCAGTCTGCATTGGTCATTTTGTACTCCTTGGTTTTCTAGGACCTACGCTTATTAATTTTAAATCCACCAACTGTGAAAGAGAGCCTACTACAGAAGCAAGGGCAATCTGCTGAGTGGTAGAAACGACATGCTCCCATTCTTCGGGGTCCATTTCTTCTGCCCAAGAGCCTAAACGAACCTTTTGCAGTTCAGAAATAGATTTAGCAATGTGATAGGTGTGAGCAAATATCAAAGGATATAGGTGAGAAATCTTTTTATACCTGATGTCGCTTTCTATCTGTTCTCGTTCAGCCACTTCATCACTAACCATGGATGTGCCAGACAAAACGCTAAGGGAAAAAGCGTCTTCTAATTGAGCGTCCAATAACAGACCACGCATACGAAACATAACCTCTGTTGTAAGAGCATCCAGGTCTAGCGTTGGTGCTTTCTTTCTTCTAAAGAACATTAGTCTTTTGCCTCTCCCCATTTTTGTACAATCTTTACATCAGCAATTAATGGAACCGCCATGTCTGGAAGGTTCACACCTTCCATAGATTGACGAATGGCTTCGGCTGTTTCCTCAGCCAAGTGGTCTGGAGTAATTGTGACAAGTTCATCGTGAACAGTCAATAGGACATTAACCTCTGGCTCAGTTACAAAGCAAGAGTGTGCTCGTACCATTGCCAGTTTAATTAAGTCTGCTGCTGACCCTTGGATAACTGTATTAAACGCTTGACGTTCTGCACGAGACTTCTGTCCTAAGTCACTGTTCAATAGTTCAGGAATATAACGTCGACGACCCAGTACTGTTGAGACGTAAGGTAATGGGCGTTGTTGACGAGCCATACGAATAACTTTGTCTCTGTAGTTATTGATAGAAATAAATGCATCGTTAAATCGGTCCATTAATTGGTGAGACTCTTTAACAGTACAGCCAATTTGGTCTGCAATCTTTTCAGGACCTACGCCGTAAGCAATAGCAAGTACAAGAACTTTACCTGCTTTACGGTCTACACCCATCTCATCACCAATTGTTGTATAGATATCCCCACCTTCTAAGTAGTTCTGAATGAACTTCTTATCTCGTGAGAACGAAGCAATAATTCGTGGCTCAATTTGAGAGTAGTCAGCAACAACTAACTTGTGCCCAGGAGGAGCAATAAATAAATTACGAATTAACTTTCCATATTCTCCTGATGATGGGATGTTCTGAAGGTTAGGCTCACTGCTAGAGAAACGACCTGTTTCTGCACCGTGTGATTTAAAGTTAGTGTGGACTTTTCCATTAACCAACAAACTCTGACGTTCAGTAATTTTAGATTTACCTGCTGTAGTGCGTGTTACTTCTCCACCTGTATACGGTGTTACGTATGTAGTCATAATCTTGTTTAAGTCTTGGTACTTCATGATAGATGCAACTAGTGGGTTCTTTTCTCTATAAAACTCAAGTGCTTCTGAACTTACAGAGTAGTGGCGATAGTTAACTTCTTCTCCCCGTTTTACCGCTTCCATACCCTTAGGAGTCATAGCAATCTTGATGGTTTTGTTTGGCTTGATGCCTTGACCACCATCTTTTTTATCTGTAAACAAAAGGCGTTGTTTTTGCTCTAATGAGTTCATGTGGAACTCCTGACCAGCAAGTTTGTACGCTTCTCCTGTAACCTTAACAATGTCTTTTTCCAACTGAGTTTTTAAGTTGGCAAGTTCTTCTGTATCAATGTGAGCACCTGCAAGTTCCATGTCTGCTAAAACTAATAGCAAGTCCATCTCTAATCCCCACACCGTACTCATACCCCGTTCAACAAGGCGTGGTTCATACGTTTTGTAAAGATTACACGTAGTTTCAGCATCAATGGCTGCATACTTTGCTACCTCACTAAACGAGTGACGCTCAACCATTGCTCCTACACCTTTAACAACCTCAATCCCAAGTTCACGTTTTGCACAATCTGCTAAACCCAAACCATTCTTTGTTCTGTTGTCTAAAATAAAAGAAGCAAGCATTGTGTCAAAGTACGGCTTTGTGCACACAACACCACGGTAATACTTAGCAATTGCTTTTAAATCAAACTTAATGTTGTGTCCAACCTTTAGTTTGTCACTAAACATTAGAGGCTTTATGTGTTTAAACACATCTCCTGGCAATAATTGGTCAGGTGCTGCATCAAAGACTGGAGTCCAGTTTTCTTCACGCTTTGTGTAATCCTGTTCACGAATCTCTTTACCTTCTGCTACACGCTTCTCTCCAGATGCAAGTAAAGGTTTGTCCCAATGTAAAAACTCTCCATTTGGGTGTCCCATAGGAATAACGTCCACACGTCCTTCGGTTGCAAATGCAATCCAAGTTACTTCATTAAGTAATGGGTGCAAACGAGAAAAAGAGTCAGGACCTACTGTTTCAACGTCAAATGCAAACGCTGGTTGTTTTAAATATGCGGTAACCATCTCGGTTAATGCTTCAGGTGTTGTAATGATGTTCATAATGCTCCTAAGTTAAAGTGCGGAGGGTGTTGAAATCCGAAAACAACACCCTCCGCTTGGGACGGGTTCGCTTGGGTTAAGCGACCGAACGAGCAATCTCAAGTAGTTCGGAACGTGGGGTGTCCCAAATTACATCGGGGCTGAAAGGCTCAGCCTGTGCTACAAGTTCCTCAACCTGAGCAGGGTCAAGGTCCCAATCTTCAACAAGGTCTGTAGAACGAACACGCTCTAGTGAGTATGTTGTCTGCGGACCAGTACCTTGGCGTGAGATTGAATAGAAGAACTTATTCAACGGACCACGCTTTGGGTCTTCATGTGCTGCTTTGATTTGGCGGAACAAAGTTGGTGGAGCAGTAAGAATCATTGTCTTCTTCTCATCTGAATCGAGAACTAAAACAGTGAATGCAAACTTGCCACGTGGCTTGTCTCCTAGGATGTCGCAGAGTGGACAGCCTTGGTCATCGGAATCTGCAATACAAACGAATGAACGCTTGCCTGATGAACGGTCAATCCAGTGCTGTTCGTAAGAACGGAATGGGCCGTCACCGATGAACTTAATTAATTGTGAATCTTCGGTGAACTTAAAATCGTTTGGATAGTCACCAGACTCTTTAGTTGTTGCTTTTAGTGTTTTTGTTGCTGCTTCCCAGCCAGATTGAACTGTAGTTCCGACCTTAGGGGCTGCATTTTCGTCATCTGCATCTAGGTAAGCATCTGCATTGACTGCTGGTTGTGTGATAGGCATTTGTCTTCTTTCGGTAATGAGGCTTTCGCACTCGGTTGGTTGGGAGGTCTATTGACTCTCGTTGGCAACAGCGTCTTTCCATCTTGATGTAATCGCAAAGGTTAGTTCCGTCTGTTGCGACCATTCTACACGAGCAGTTCCCAAAAGACCTCG